GTGTTGTATGGTTCTTCTGGACAAGAATTTCATGTAGATACAACTGGTAGTGTTGGTTCTACAATCAATCTACATACAGGGTTAAATTCCACAATTGGTGATGCAGCTACTGTTCAACTGCTGCAACCACGTTCAAGTACTGCGTATAATGCCGCGGCCGCAGATCAAGGATTTACCCTTGATGCAGCTGGTGCGATCCCAGTAAGAACACTAGTAGGTGGTGATGTTAGTATATTTCTTAGAGATTCGACAGAAACTACAGGTGGTTTATTGCCCGCTTCTCGCTACTCAATATCAAATCAGACACTTACTTTTGCTGATACTATCGGTGATACTTCAGCTTCCGGTCCTTATTATGTACACCACCATGGCACAACAGGTAAGAGATTAGTAACTTCGGGTACTGTTGCAACAGATATGACAGCAGGATTTACTTATCCACTGTATAGTAGACAAAGTGCTGCTAATCTCGCAGACTCAGGTGTATATGGTGGCGATGGTGCTTCACATGTGCATTATTTCACTGCATATGGTGGAACTGCCAGTGCTATTGATATTAGTGCAGATACAATTACTCTTGCAGCAGGTCATGGACTACTAGTTGGTGATGCGGTTGTGTATAGTCAAGCAACTGCTGAAGATATTGGACTTGCGGCAAATACCGTATATTATGTCAAAACAGTATCTACAAATGATGTTACTCTTGCGTCTACAGTAGATTTTGCAGGACCAACTTTTGGTGCAGACGTTGATATTACTGGAACACTCACTGCTTCAACGCATATGCTGCATAAAGCATTCTATATGCCATCATCCAGTTCTGCAACTAACCATTCCAAGTCAACTGCTCCTGTCGAAGCTGGTATCAAACCATATGCAGGACTATCAGACAGACTTACTATTAAAGTTGCTCAACAATCAACATTTCAATTGATTGCTGCTCCTGGCAGTTATTCTGTCAATAATAACTTGATTGCTTCAATTCAAAGTGCTGCGGGTACAGTAACAGATGGTGGGGCCGCAGATACAGATGTTAGTCATGCGGTAACAGATTATACTACTACTGCAAATAGTAAAACTATTGTATATTCTACAAATCTACCCAGAACTGGACAGACAGAAACAGTTTCGGTTCCTGCTCAAAAAGCATTTACTCTTTCGACCCCCGTAAATATTACAAACGGAGAAAGTGTTGTGGTAAAAATTGATGATGTAGTAGTACCTGTAGGTAGTGCTCTTGGTTCATATGTTCTTTCCGCTGATGGTACAACGATTACCTTTAGTGGTGACACAGCTGATGCTTCATTTGTTCCTGCAGCTGGTACTAATAACGTAAAGGTAAATATTTCCGCTGCGTTGTCGAATACTTTTGTATATGATTCTGCAAATATATTGGTGCAAAATAAAGACACTTTTGAAACTGCTGGTCTGTTTGGTCAAGCTAATTTAACAGGACATGAATTTATTGCAAGAACTGCTGGTAATCATGGTAATGATATGCGCGTATATCTAGTAGATGAAACCAGTTTCGAAACAAATTCAAATCTTAATGGTTTTGAAGATCTTTTCCCACAATTTGCTTCACAATGTGATGGTATACCACGCGCTGATGATGCGTCAATAGACACAACAAAAACATCAGATCTTGTTGTTGGTGGCGAAAGTATCACACAAGGACTTACTCTGGTTGTAACTATGAATCAACCCGATGGGACTGAAATGGTGGTTGAAGTAATTAACCATATGTCAAAAGCATCCAATGGTAAAAGTCCATCAGGCGAAAATCTATACTATGTGGACATGATAAACGAAAGATCTAGGTATGTTTGGGCTATTAATCACCCATCAACTAGTGGAATGGATTGGGGAACTAATATTAGTTCGACTGTCGGAAGTGTAAAAAGAACTTTTGCTGCTCTCAATCAATCATCAAGTACAGCAGATGGAACAGAAATTTTCATCTCTAGACCATTTGGTAATGGTAGCGATGGTACTGCACCATTACAATCACATTTTACTGCTGGATATGATTTATATGCAGACGTAGAAAGTGTCGATGTTGGTTTCTTACTGCAAGGTGAAAGTGCTGATTTGTCTGAAAGTGCTACTGGCATGATTAGTCATATTATTAATATTGCAAAAACCAGAAAAGATTGTATTGCATGTATTTCTCCAACCGAGGTTACTGTTGCTGCCGATAAAGTTTCTGGTAATACGGTTTCTACACGGGCGTTTTATGCGAACGTCATAAATAGTGATTATGCATTTGCAGATTCAAACTATAAGTATATCATGGATAAATACAATAATAAGGGTAGATTTGTACCATTTAATGCAGATACAGCCGGACTTATGGTTAGAAGTGAACAAGAACGTGACGCATGGTTCTCTCCTGCTGGTTTCAATCGTGGTGTTTACAAAGGTGTTGTAAAAACTATGGTAGAACAAAACAAAACAGATAGGGATGCTCTGTATAAAGTTTCTATTAACCCTGTCGTAAATTTCGCAGGTCAAGGTACGGTTCTTTTTGGAGATAAAACCTTTACTAGAAAATCTTCGGCATTTGATAGAATTAATGTCAGAAGATTGTTTATTGTTCTTGAAAAATCTATTGCAACAGCTGCGAAATTTACATTGTTTGAATTTAACGATGAATTTACTCGGGCTCAGTTTACATCATTGATTGAACCATTCTTACGGGACGTCAAAGGTAGACGTGGAATTTATGACTTTAAGGTAGTTTGTGATAGTACAAACAACACTGCAAATGTTATTGATACCAATCAATTTGTCGGAGATATCTTCATTCAACCAGCGCGTTCTATCAACTTTATCCAACTTAACTTTGTTGCAGTACGCACAGGTGTAAGTTTCGATGAAATCGTTGGTGCGGTTTAACATAAATAAAAATAAACAATTAGGAGATAATCAAAAATGGCATTTAATGTAGACACATTTAAATCAAACTTTTCGGACGGGGGTGCTCGTCCGAATCTTTTCTCTGTTATGATTACTGCCCCTGCTGGAATTAGTATTCCAAATGGTGGACAATTTGAAGTAAAAGCTGCGCAAATTCCTTCTGCGACAATCGCGCAAGTAGATGTACCTTATTTCGGTAGACAAATCAGAGTTGCCGGCAATAGAACATTCGAACCTTGGACTGTTACAATTTTCAACAAAGAAAGTTTCGCAGTCAGAAACGCAATGGAGCAGTGGATGCAAATGATCAATTCCCATGTTGGTAACGATCTTACACTGGCAAATCAGGGATATAAAGCAGATGCGACTGTTCAACATTTTGGCAAGCAAGCTGCTGACCCAATCGCTGAATATAAATTTATGGGTCTTTTTCCAACAGAAATCAGTACAATCGAACTTGGTTGGGATACTAACGATTCCATCGAAGAGTTTACAGTAACATTTGCATATGATTATTGGGAACATGCTGGTGTTATTACTGGTGGCGCAGATCCACTGGCAGGCGTCCGGTAATAAAAACTGATTAGGATATAGTATGGAAGTGAAGTTATTTGGGTTTACCCTATTAAAAACTAATGAAGAAACTAAAGAGCTAAAGTCGTTTGTACCTCAAGAAAGTGCAAACGACGATGGCAATCTTACAGTTTCTTCAAATTTTTACTCGACATCATTAAATTTAGATGGTGGCGCGAAAAGTGATGCTGAGTTAATAAATAGATATAGAGATATGTCTATCCATCCAGAAGTTGAAATTGCAATTGATGATATTGTATCGGAAGCGATAGTAAACGAAGCAGACGAAAATCCCGTCAAAATATTAACAAAAAATTTAGATTTAGCAGATGGTATCAAAACCAAGATTTCAAAGGAATTTGAAAATGTTTTGAGCATGTTGAATTTTAATAGGGCTGGATATGATGTTTTCAAAAGTTGGTATGTTGATGGTAGAATTTACTATCACATTATTATTGATCCCAAAAAACCAAAAGATGGTATCAAAGAACTAAGAAAAATCGATCCAAGAAAAATTAAAAAAGTAAAACATGTTCAAAAAGGTTTAGACAAAAATAGAACTGAACTTGTCGAAGGTGTTAAGGAATATTATCTATACAATGAAAAGGGGTTGGGTTCAACTGATAAGCAGTCTGGTATTCCCATTTCAATAGATTCTATTTCACATGTAACTTCTGGATTGAAAGATTCTAGAAAAAATCATGTAATCGGACATCTTCATAAGGCGATTAAGGCCTGCAATCAATTACAAATGGTTGAAGATTCTGTAGTTATCTATAGATGGACCCGAGCACCAGAACGCAGAGTATTCTATATTGATGTTGGTAACTTGCCGAAACTCAAGGCCGAACAATATATCGGCGACATTATGAACAAATATAAAAATAAAGTTGCATATGACGCATCAACCGGCGAAGTTAAAGACGATAAACGGCACATGTCTATGTTGGAAGATTTCTGGTTTCCGCGCCGTGAAGGTGGTCGGGGAACTGAAATTGAAACTTTGCCTGGCGGTTCAAACTTAGGCGAAATGGATGATGTTATATACTTTCAAAAGAAATTATACAAGT